CGACAACAACGCAAACCTAGCGACCACAACTTATAAAGACAGCGTTATCTGGATCAAGGCCACCACTAACGACATTAAGGTCATTACTGAAGATGACTTTGCTGGCGAAGGTATGACCCTGATCATCAACTCCGTAGAACGCTTTGAGGACCTTCCTCCGTGCGCTCCTAATGGATACATGGTCCGGGTTGCTGGAACTCCTGAATCAGACTATGATGACTACTGGGTCAAATTTGTGACCTACGGTGAAGTGACCTTTGGTCAGGGCCTGTGGGAAGAGACTGTGGCTCCCGGGATCAAGTATGAGATCAATCCGGCCACCATGCCAAAGATCTTGATCCGACAGTCTGATGGCACCTTTATGCTCAAGGATGCCAACGGAACCACGCCTACTGTAGGTGATGGCCGTCCTACTGGTAGTGCTGCCGATATCTATAACGATTACGACTGGTCTAATCGACTGGTTGGTGATGAAGATACAAACCCAGATCCCAGTTTTATTGGATCCAAGATCAACGACATGGTCTACTACCAGAGTCGCCTTGGGTTTATGACTGGGGAGAATTTGGTCTTCAGCGAGACTTCCAAATTCTTCAATTTCTGGCGTACTACCGTTCTTGATCTGTTGGACACAGACACCATCGACATTGCCTCTTCGGCATCCAAGGTTGGTGTCATTACTTCGGCCATTCAGTTCAACCGGGACTTGATTTTGTTCACCCCTACGAACCAGTTGGTCATGCGTAGTGGTGATGTCTTCAGCCCCAAGAATGTGGCCATCTTGACTACTGGTGACTTTGAAAACCAGAGTGACAAGATCAGCCCTATTCCTTCAGCCAACTCCATCTTCTTCACCTATTCAAACGGTGGATACTCTGGTGTTCGTGAACTGGTTCCGCAGCCGAATATCGACGGCTCGTACCTAGCCAACAACCTGACTGACAATGTCTCCCGGTACATCGTTGGCACCCCTAGGCACATGGCGGCAACCGCTCACGACAACATTGCCGTCTTGTTGGCCAACGATCAGATGTACTGCTATCGGTACTTTGCTAGGGATAATCAGCGAATCCAGTCGGCTTGGTTCAAGTTCACCTTCGCTGATTCTTCCGGGGTCAACGGTAGTTTCTGCAAGCCCCTGTGGTGTACCTTTGTGGATTCAGACCTGTATGTGGTGATGATGCGCACAGGATCTACGACCACCAAGGGCTACCTGACCATTGAGAAGATCCGCATGGGCTCTGGTCTGAACGATCTGGCGATCAGCGGTAAGGACTGGTTGACGCACCTTGATGCCCGTAAGTACTACCCGGCTAATTCGGGCACTTACGATTCGGCAACCAACACGACCGAGTACACCCTTCCTGCTCCCTTCTCATACCTTGCGTCTAAACTTCAAGTGGTGACCAAGGATGGGTATCTAGCCAAGATTGTTGGTGGGAACATCTACAACTCTCCCAATCCGGGGAATGAAGGTAAGATCAAAGTAGAGGGTAACTACACGACTACTTCGGCCAGTCCCAAGGATGTGTGGATCGGTATCCCCTATACCATGACCTATGAATTCTCCTCGCAGTATCTCCGTGAGGGATCTCAAACCGGGGCTCCTGTGTCTGTGATCGAAGGTCGGTACCAACTGAAGTACATTACCCTTCAGTATGCAGAAACCGGGTTCTTTGAAGTATTCTCTGGTGTCAAGAATGAGACTCTGTACTGCTATCCTTTCACCGGGGAAGTCACAGGTTCTACTGTTCTTGGCGCATTGAATATTTCAACTGGAACCTTCCGTGCGCCGATCTACGGTAAAAATGAGCGTCAAGTAATCAAGGTTACTAACTCATCACCACTTCCGTCAAAGTTCTTGAGTGCATCAATTGAAGCCGAATACACCGACACCAGAAGTGATCGCGCCTGAGCGTCGAACATTTGATGTTGATGTGCGCTGGACACGATACTGTGATATCCCTGTGATTGCCCAAGATATGCGGCAGGCAGATATCGATGAAGTATTTGCCTGTAGTGGACGATCCCCGGCTAGGGCCTTGGAGTACGCCTTGGATTACTCCACGGAGTGCTTCACAATCGTATCATATACGAGCCATTTACCCTTGGCCATGTTTGGGTACCGTACCGAGGGTATCTGCTCCATGGTCTGGATGCTTGGATCCAACGAACTGTACAAGTATCGAATGGATTTTCTTCGCAAGTCTCGTAAGTGGTGTGACTACTTGCAGACCCGCAGTCCAATTCTGTACAACCTGATTGACCAACGCAACACCGTCCACATTAGGTGGCTGGAGTGGCTTGGTTTTAAGTTTGTCCGAGTAGTCCCCGAACACGGGGTCCTATCTCTTCCATTCATAGAGTTTGTGAGGGTAAGTCATGTGTGATCCAACTGGTGGCATCATTGCTTCAGTAGCAATCGGTGCCGCATCTGCTGCTGCTCAGGCGGATGCACAGAACAAAGCCGCCAAGGAGCAGAACTCTTACCGAGCCCGTCTTGGCGTTGCGGGAAACAAGCAGTACATCCAGAACGCTGAGGCGGTGATTCAGGATGTCGGCTCCCAAGTTGACCAGATTGTTCGTCAGAACACAGAGCGACAACTGGCGGTGCGTCAGGAACTGGAGGGGATCTCTAGGAACGCCCGGGAGTCCAAGGCTACCTACAGCACGGTCGCGGCCTCAGCAGGCGTAGAAGGCCGTAGCGTCGATCTGCTCCATGCTCAGTTTGACCGTGAGGTCATGGAGTTTGAATCAGCCGCAGCCCGTAACATCAGCAATATGCGGACCCAGATGGGCGTGGAGATCGAAGCGATCTATGCCCGGGGTCAGAGTGCCATCAACGGTGGTTACCCTGCTCCGCTGCCTCCTGCGGCTAACCCGAGCCCATGGCTCCCGCTGATCAATGGTATCACTACGGGTATCAGTACCTATGGTGCCCTGAATTCGTTCCGTAGTCCTAGTGGTGTGGGGTCGCAGGCTAACCTGAACATAACCCCTCCTCGACCTCCGGGTCTTGGTGCTACTATTCCCGGCCTTCGGAGTAACCTTCCCTAACTGAGGCTCAGATAATGGCTAAAGCACGACCTTCGCTTGATGTCACGGCTCGTCCCGTCAGCACCTTTGTTGCTCCCAACCAGAACGCTGTAGCAGCAGAACTGTACGACCAACAGGCAGTCCAGAATGCTCTTCAGTTTGCTGATGCCTTTAGCAACCTATCGGTCAGCGCGGCCAAACTTGCAGGAGCCTTGAAGCAGCAGTCCAACGAAGAAGAGATTCTGAAGGGTCAGGATCTTGTCAACCAGAGCCGACGCTCTTATCAGCAACTGGTTTCAGAAGGCCAGATCAAGCCTACGGAGAACCCGTGGTTTGCTATTGGGGCTCAGAAGGCTAGCGGTGCTATGGAGGGGATGAAGGCCCGGGCTCACTTTGAGACCCTGTTGGAACAGAAGATCCAAGAGGACCCCAACTTCCTTGATGACCCCCGGGGCTTTGATGCCTTTGCTTACCAGTACACCCAGAATGTAAACCAGTTCATTGGCGATGCGTCGTACATGAGCCGCTCGTTCTACGAGTCGTTTAATCCCTTTGTTGCGTCGATGCAAGTCAAGCATGAAGAACGGGTCATTGAGCATAATACTCAAAAGATTCTGACCTCTGTTGCTCCAGTTATTGATCAGGGTTTGGCAGACTTTAGCAGCCCTAATGAAACCATCCGTAAGGCTGCATTGGGACAACTACAGACTCGACTTGATGAGATGTCCAAGTCTGGGGTATCAGCACAGCGAGTAAATAACACGGTTGCTGCGTATCTGGTTGAACAAATGAAGACCGGAGACAACCCAGAAAAGGCAAAGCAAGTCTTTGAAGCGTTGAAGTCTGGGACTGGTCGGGTAGCCGAGACGCAGTTTGCCAAGAACTTGGTTCTTGAGAATCAAGGAACCATTACAGCAAACCTCTCCCGCACCAGTATGGAAGAGACCAAGGCTATTCGTCGGGTTATCGAAGGAGACCTTGCTCCCAAGGTTCTTTCTGGGCAGATGACTGAAGCAGAAGCAGAAGCCCGGTTGGACGCTTATTTGACCGGACCGAGCCGTGGAGTTCAGGTTGGTCCCGGAGAGTACGATCAAAGCATGAATCAGTTGCGTGGTCGAATTGCATTCCTCCAGCACAAGCAAGAACAGACCATTAGCGAACAAGCGACTGAAGCCCGTAAGCAGTTGGATCAGGCTGCGGCAAACGCTGTTGGCGAGATTGAAATCGGTATCCAAGATGCTGGTGACGCTGGTGTAGACACCCTTGATCCGGGGTATCAAGAAAAGCAGATTACGCGGCTTCAAGAGGTCTTTAAGCGGTACGATGTTCCGGTAGCGAAGCAGGCTGATTACCTTAAGAGCATCCGTGCGTCCTTTACGGCTGAAGTGTCAAGGCAAGCGCAGGCTACGAACGCTAGAATGTCGCGGATTCTTGATCAGGTGTACAACGATGTGGCGGCTACGGCTACATCTGGAACCCTATATGATGCGTCTGGTCTTGAACAACTTCAGAAAGAAACAGACGAGCGATTGGCGGCTTTTGGTTTTTCTCCCGCCGACCGCGCCGCAGCACAAGTAGCCGTTACCAATCAATGGAAGGCCGGAGCAGCAGCACGGGCCGAAGCCTTAGAGCAGCGACAAGCCGCAATGGCTTCCGAACGGCTGGCCAATGTGGAGGCACAAACTCAACAGGCTCTCCTAGAGCAAATTAGCGCAGGAGGAACTCCAGACTGGTCGGCTCAAAAGGCTGTGGTTGAGGGCGCGGCTAGAGGTGTTGGTCTGGTGGACGGTACGGAGCAATGGAATTCGTATACAAAGAAGCGGTATGCTGCCTCGCGCCAGTTGATTGACGGTATTGTCGAGGCTCAGGCCGCAGAACTTGGCGGTCTTGCCCCAGTCATTGCAAAGCCGGGAGACAACATACGGGTCATTGCAGAGCAGAATGCCAAGCGTGAGGCTACTCGCACCCGTGAACTTGTGATGCGCTTGGATTTGGCAACCGCGTATGGCCAGAAGGATGCCATGGATTTTGTGGTCTCTAGGATTATGCAGACTCCGACTAGTGCCCTTGAGTCAGACCAAGAGAGTTATGAGTTTGCAGATGTGGTCCGGGCTACCCGGGCCCTTGTAGAAAATGGTCGTGAGATTACTGCCATCTTCCCGGGGGATTCAGATAACCATAAGGTGCTGCACGATATGTTGCAGTACGCCGCTAGGCGATCTGGGGATAACCTGAATGAAGTGGCCAAGGATGCTTATATGATCCGAACTTATGCCACGCAAATGACCCGACCAACAACCGCACAAGAGTTGTTTGCAAACCCGTTTGGCTGGATGACTAAGTCTGAGTTTGAACAGGTTGGGCCGAACATTCAGGGAGCATTGGTTAACGCTGGGGTCAGCAATCCAGATGCCACGATCTATGGATCTTTGGAGTTTGCTCGCCTCTTCGACGCAGCATTAAAGAATAATCCTGCTAACCCAACAAACGCAGCGTCGGTAGCCCAGCGAGAAGTTCTGAAGCAGAATGTTGTGTTGAACGGCTCGTTGCTCCCGAAACTGGAAAAGAAACAAGGCTTCCCCCGCAGGGCTGGTTCTAGTGAAGCCGTGTATCTTGGGGCTTTGGCACAAGAATACGACAACCCCGAATCGGTAACCTTTGTTGTTCTTCGCCCGGGACCTGATCCGATCTTTGCTGTTCGGGATGCAGAAGGAAATTCTGTGGCCCGGAAGAACGGACAAGCACCGCGTACTTACACTACTCAGGATTTGGGTCGCCTTTGGTCTGAACAACCGAATATGGGTATTCGGCAAGAGCGTCCGAAGCCGGGACAAATGCCGGACAAGCAGCGACCTGATGGTTCTATGAAGGGATCGGGATGGTTGGGTGTACACAAAACCCCATCTGGAAGAGATGTGACCGAGTATTCCGTTGGAATAGAAATCGACGGTAAGCAGATGGACATTCCAACAATGGTTCCCGGATTGACGAAAGCCGAGGTCGAGCAGGTAATTACTGCTGCTGAATACGGCGAGTTTCCGAACCGAGCAGTGATGGATAAGGCCGTCAGCCACGCAAGAAAAATGCTGGCCGAAGGCAAGAGTGTCTATGCGCCACAAAATGCATCACAGAGTCCTGTGGGTCCCCCGACTATGGGTATTCGGCAAGAGTACCCGCAACCGGGACAGATGCCGGACCTTACGCGAGACCGTTATCCATATCCCCCGGCTCCCCCTGAACCTCCGATTCGGCCTTCGCGGCAGGAGCGTCCGATGCCCGGACAGATGCCAGACCTTACGCGAGACCGTTATCCATACTGAAACCGGAACCTAAATGAGCAACTTTGATTTCAATGATCCGCAGTATCAACTTACTCCCGTTGAGAAGCGGTTGTACAACTTTCAACGGGATCAGGAATCTGGAGTCTTCAAGGATCTGACGAGTGAAGCCTTGTTTGATACTGAGGATGGACTTTCAGATTGGCTTGGTTGGCGGTCTGGAGTCTTGGGGGCTACAGGTATTCGGCTGGGCTTTGCTCTAAACGATGCTGCTGATTCCTACTGGCACAACTCGATCAACGGTCCTCTAAACCTAACGGGTAAGTTTGAGGACCTGACCAACGACGAGTCTCGCCTTCTGTGGGCTGAAGGTAACAACCCAGAGTCTATTGAAAAGGACCTAGAAACCGTAGAAGACGATGATCTTGCGTGGATCCTTGATTCACAAGACTATAGGACTTACCGAAGTCGCCTTAACTTCTACCGGATGGGTACCCCCGAAGCGCAGGAACGGGCTTCTACCGGGGCTTACATCGGTGCCATTGCTCTTGATGTTCTTCCTTTTATCGCTGCTGGACCCGTGACCACAAGCGTTGGTCTGGTGGGAACTGGTGGACGAATGGCGGCTGCAACGGCTGGGGTAACCATGAACACCGCCAGTACCCTTGCAACAGCGGCTAGGACGGCATCACAGCAGATTGGCCGACTGGAATTGACTGGTCGCTTTGCTGCTGTAGGTCTTGTTGAGACTGCTGTGTACCTCGCGGCTAAGGAAGGCATCGATCCCAACTACGATCCAGAAGTTTCAGAACTGGTTTACCAAGCGACCTTCGGTGCAGGAGTTGGTGGATTGGTTGGCGGCGCAATGCTTGGCCGTATGATGCTTCGCCAGAATTTCAGCCAGATTAATCGGCTGAGTCAGCAAGTTCGTACCGCTGTTACTCCCGCTGGGACTATAGGTCCTGTAGAAGCCGCCGCGATTAAGGGCGGTCTTCCTGCTGCTCCTGCTGCTGCTGCTACTGAGGCTGCTGCTACTGTTGCTACTGCTCCTGCTGCTGCTGCTACTGAGGCTGCTGCTGTTGCTGCTCAGCCCGTTCGGGATGCTTTATTTGATCAGGCCGTGGAACTCACCATTCGTACTGGCCGACCCAGCGTAAGCCGTTTGCGGCAAGAGTTGGGCATCGGCTACTCACGCGCAGGCCGAATTATTGAGCAGATGGAAGAGGCCAAGGTTATCGGAGCCCACCGTGGTTCTGCTCCCCGGGAAGTTCTGATGACCATGGATGATTGGCTTCGTGTAAAGAGTGGTGCGCCTGAACCAACCTCTGCTCCGGCTCCTGCTACTCCACCGCCGCCTGTTCCTCCCGCCCCTCCTGTTTCACCTCCGGCTCAACCACCAGTTCCCCCGGTTCCACCCCCGGTTCCCCCGGTTCCACCCCCGGTTCCCCCGGTTCCACCCCCGGTTCTTGGTGGGCCCGGAACTTGGTTTTCTTGGGTTCCCCGGGCAGATTGGCTGGACAGCCTACCATTCTTTGGTCGCGCCTTGAATCAAAGTGTGCGTGGGCTCAAAGAACAGAACAACGCTGCTCGGTTGGTTCCTTGGTTGGTGTTCTTTGGCCGACGAGACCTCGGAACCGCTCAAGGTCTAACCTTGTTTGAGCGGGGCCTCTTTGAAGTCAACCAACTAGGTAGCAATCTTATTCGGGGCTACAAGAGGGCTTGGATTCGTTACGCAGTTGGCAACGGATCTGTTAATGTCCCCGGAACCATTCCGGGTATTCGTGGTCGCGCCCTTGGGTGGGTTCGTGGTATGGGTCGCCGTAATGGATTTGATCGCGCCGTCGCTGATCAGGTTCGTACTGGGGCCATGAATAGCCCTCTGGATGCCATTAACCAAGGCGCAAGGGTTGTGCGTGACATCTTGCGTCAAGCCCATAATGCAGCCTTTGAAGCCGGAGTCCGTGGCTTTACTGCTGGCGGGATTATGAATTACTTCCCGCGTGTGTGGCGCATGGATGCCATTCGTCAACTGGTGAACGCTCCAGACGGCACCCTTGATCCGAACGGTCTTGAACGGCTTCGATTGATTGTCCGCGCTGCCATAGACCGTGGCGGTAACCGTCGCGTTGTTATTGACGGTGTTGAAGAAGTGTTTACTGGTGATATTGATGAGGCTTCTCGGGCCTTTGCAACCCGCCTTTCTGATCTTGCCCGTAGTAGTGCTGATACTGAGATTCTTCAACACGAACAGGCTCTTCAGGACGCTCTTGAGAGTCTGTTGGGTCCCGTCAAGGGTGTTGGAACCAGCCCAACTCCTTATGGCCGTAGTCGGATTATCCTAGATGAGATCTTGTCCACCGATATTGGTGTCGATTCACTTGGACTGGGCAGGACAACTCTCAGCATTGCAGACCTTGTTGAGAACGATATATTGTCGGTCTTGAACAAGTACTTGACTTCTGTGCAGGGCGCGATTAATGAATCTCGGTTTGTAGCGACCTTTGCTGATCACCTTGAAGCGGAAGGTGTATTTGCTGCAAGCGTCCGTGGGGCTCCGGCGGAGTTTGCTCGTCCAACTACTGTGGCTGAGATTCGGTCTTTGTTGGCTAAACTTGGCCCCACCCCGTCTAAGGACTATTACCAAGCATTCGACAATCTGATGCAAGCGTTGCGAATGCAGCCACTAGATACAGGGGCACCCTTTGGTCTTGCTACTACTTCATTGGTTGCCAGAACCATCATGTATACGGCAAAGGGTGGTAACTTCGCCATCTCAAACTTTGGCGAACTGTATCGAACTACTGCTCGACTGGGCCTGAAGCGTATGCTGACGCAGTTGGGTTCAGCCTTTGAAGGGCTCAATAACTGGCGTAACTTTGATGCCCCGGTGAACAACTTTGCTGCACTCATTGGACAATGGTTTGATCCGGCTTCGGATCGCCTGCGTGGTGCTTTGATTGGCACTACGGATTCGGCTTCTCAAGAGGTAACCGCAGCCTCTCGCGCTGGTAGAGCAGTTCAGCGTTCTGCTCTGCGTACTGGTAGGGCCTATAGTGATGTGTCTTTGACGGCTCCTGTTACGGCAATGACTCAAAATCTTACCGCAGCGGCCACGGTTCAACATCTTTGGGATGTAGCAAACCGCGGTGCCGCTCGTCTGGATGAGTCTACAGTTCGTCTCTTGGGTCTTACGACTCAACAGTACGATAACATGATTGCCTTTGTTGGATCTGGAGCAACTACTCGTCGTTCATGGTTGGGCACTCAACGAGTGGTGGACATTCCAACGCTTCAAGCAAACCCAGATATGATGAACTTGATGCGGTTGTTTGTTCGTCGGTCGGTTGCTAACAACATTCAGGACTTTGCAACCGCTGGCGACTTTGCTCCCCAGATGTTCTCTTGGTGGGCAAAGTTTCTGTTCCAGTTCAAGACATTCAATATCAAGGGTGTAGACAATTTCTTGTTTGCAAACATTAGCCGTCTGCGTCGAGGGAACAACCAAACGCGACTAAATGTTGGCAGGGAAATTGGCACAATGCTTGTTATGACTGGCCTTGTAAAGTACGCCATGAATGCTAATCAAGTACGCCAACTTCATAATCGTGGCCGTCACAAAGAAGCCGAAGACTTGGCCAACAAGCGTCTAGGCGTTGAGGGGTTCATTAAGGGGGCCCTAACTGGCCCTGCTGAGTTCTGGCCTTTTATGCAGACTGCGGATATTGTTGCCCAATATGGCCTAAAAACAGATCCTGTATTTAATGAATTCCGTATGAGTGGCACCAGCGTTTTGGGTGCTGGCTCTACCTTCCTAGGAGGGTCTATCGGTGTCTTTCAGGATGCTGTTCTTCCAGATCGGGAAGTGACTAGAGACACAGTCCATACTGCTCTTGGATTTGTACCCTTAAACAATGTGGTGGGTGTCCGAGACTGGTTTGGGGTGTTAGAAGACGAAATCGTTACTGAGTATCAACTTCGTGAACGCCAACCAAGAGATTGAATCTAAGGACCTAAAAAAATGCCAAGTTTCGTTCAAACTACCTCTACCGCTGGTCAAGTTGAATACCCAATCAACACCATTGACGGTTGGCTTAGTCCAACTTTCTTGAAGGTGTACATTGATGGTGTTTTGAAGGCTGTCAGCACACACTACACCCTTCAAACGGTAAATACCGTTCCCACAATTGTCTTGAACACGGCTCCTCCAGTTGGAAGCATTGTTCGCATTGCCCGAGACACCCCCAAGACGGTCCAGACCTTCCAAGGTGGTGTGGTTGACTTTAATGACTCCTCCATCCTGACTGCTCAGGATCTGGACAATGCCGTGGTGGGTCTACTGCATATCTCTCAGGAGGGCGCAGACACGGGTAGCGGGGCTCTTGGGCCTACCTTGGACGGAACCGCTTGGGATGCCAATAGCAAGAAGATCACGGCTGTGTCGGCTCCTAGCGACCCCGGTGATGCGGCTACGAAGAACTATGTGGACACCTTGGCTCTCTATGGCAAGGCCCAGACTGTGCCGCAGGATTGGGAGTTTACGGCTACTGCGGGGCAGACCAATTTCAACTTGAGTGCAACTGTTGAGCCAGTAGGAACGGTGCCTGAGATGTATTTGGTTACCGTGGATGGACTCATGTATCCCCCTGACGAGTACCAGTTTGCTGGTGGTAAGGGAAACATTAGTCTTGTTTTCAATACGGGATTGACTGCTGGAGACAAGGTTCGCGTTCGTAACTTCGGTGTTTCCCGTGCTGTGGCTGACGCTATTGCTCCGGGGTCGATTACAGATGTATACATTGCAACTGGTGCAGTCACTACTGACAAGATTGCCACTAGTGCTGTGACCGAGATCAAGATCAATACTGGTGCCGTTACGGAAACCAAGATTGGTGCTGGGGCCATCACTAATGCCAAGTTGGGTGCCCTTGCAGTTCAAGCCGCCAACATTTCTAACGGTGCCGTGACTGGGGAAAAGATTGGTGTTGGTGCGGTAGATACTGATCAGTTGGCTACTGCGGCTGTGACCAACATCAAGATTGAAGATAACACCATTGGTGCAGGCAAGTTGTCTACCAGCGTGACTGTGGCGACCCTTTCGGCACCCACGGCTGCTCTGGATATGAATGGCCAGAAGATTACGGGCTTGGGTGCGCCCACGCTTCCTACTGATGCAGCCACTAGGCAGTTTGTGCTTGATACCACGAATGCCTTGGCTTCTCAAGGTAGAACAGTAACTAACTTTCCTATTGGAACCTACTTGTTTGTTCTGGGCTTGGCTCAAAGTGGTGCATGGTCTAGCGGAAACTTTTTAGATGTTAATGTGGCGATTAATCCGCCAGTTGGCACTAACAATATGAATGACGGGACTCTGCGAGTTCCTTTCTATCTGTATGTTGTCGCGGGTAAAAAGTATACTTGTACTTTGTCCGCTTCTCCAGCAGGAGGGGCGTTAGGTCCGTTGGCTGGAACATGGGTCAATCGCGGGATTATCGATAGTACTGGGGTGAATACTACTGCTCTTATGCAGAGGATCGCCTAATGCACAACCATGACACCCCGGAAATTATGCTGGCGATTGGCCGTCTTGAGGGCAAAGTGGATGCGCTACTACAGATGCAGCGTATTCAAGAAGATCAACTCAAGAATCACGAAGGCCGTCTTCGGGAACTAGAACATTCCAAGTCTTTCACAATGGGCATTGCAGCCACCGTGGGTGCTATTGCCTCGTTACTCACTCACGCTCTTTTTAAACTCTTTCCACAAGGATAAGCACAATGCGCTCTACTCAGGTCATCAACGGTACTGTCGGTGCTACGGCTGTTGTCTCAACTACTTATATCGCCCGTGAACGCCCGGATCAGTTCGGTATGGTCTCGGTGCGCCACGGTGGTACCAAGATCACTAGCGGCTTTAAGGGCACCGTTGAGGGTTCAATTGATAACATCAATTGGTTTGTTATGGAAGTCTTGACAACTAACGATACCGAATACGCCACGGGGGCTGAGGTTGACACGGGTAACCCCTTGAACTCTTGGAACAAGGTTGTTGCTCTTGCTCCCTATATGCGTGTTCGCCTGATTGGCGGCGGAGCCAACACCTTTAATGTCTGGATTTCTGAGTAAATAACTCCAAGATCTCAACAACAGGAAAACAAATACATGGCAAAGCGTTCAAACACAACTGTTCTTTTCAAGAAGGGTTCTGCACCTTCTCCATCTGTTTCTGGAGTTGTAGGGTCAAAAAACACGGCCAACCTCATTAAGGATGGAATTGATGGCACCAGTTGCTTGGATTTTGTTTGGATTGGCGACAGCAATACAGGCTTTAATGGCTTTGGTTTTTCGGGAGGGTTTGTAAATGGAGCCATTGCTAATGGTGGTCAAATGTACGCCACAAATATCTACCTTCCTTACATTAGTTACGGTGAACTGGGGGCCTCCAATAAAGTGCGGCAGTTTAGTCAACTTAGCGGCGCGACTGGCATTGTGAGTGGTGTTGGCGGGTCTAGCGCAGCAAGCGCAGCGTTGAAAGCAACTTTTAGTCGCGGCAGCGGGGGCATTACAACTCAAGGCGATACCACAACTGCTCCAGACTTTGCTGATGCTCCAACTAGTCGTGAAGGGGCAAACAGCGGTATTGAGTACTGGATGTATTTGCGTCGAGATGAAAGTTCCCTTATCTCAGGAAATACCTATACGGACCCGTGTCCTATCGGTGTGAATGGTGCGCTACGCGCTCGGGTTACCGTGAATATGCGTGACGGGGCTGGAGCAATGACTCTGCGTTTGAGGAATGCCGCAGGGGGCAGCGTAAGCGCAACAACCCGAACTCTAGGGGCTTCTCCTAGTGCAGATCAATGGCAAGCGTTTGAGGCTTCTTTCAACGCCTCCACGCTTTATAACACCACTAACAGTACTCAGTTTATTAGGGTGGCTTTGGATGGTGCGGGAGATGGGGCCAATAGTCGCATTGTTGGTCCCGCTTCTGTCGGCCTTGCTAGCGTCTATGCTCCCAATGTTGTTGGTGTTGCCAGCAATGTTCTTGAGTATCGCGGCGGGGCAACATTGACTCAGATTTCTACTGACATTGAGCAAGCCAAGAACGGGTTCGTTAAGACTTATCTTCAAGAAGTCCTCAATCGTCAGGTGGCTGCGGGTGGATCAGGAAGGGCTGTTATTTGTATTCAGGGTGGCGTTAATTTCTCAGATTGGTTTCCTAGTGCTTACGCCACAGCGATTAATGCCGTAAACAGCATCATCACCAACATTAAAGAGGTTTGGTCTAGCATTGGCGGTACCGCTGCTAACCTTGGATTTGTCTTCTTTGTCTCTCATGTTCAAGATGCCGGGGATGCCTTACTCGGCGGACTCCGTAATGCGTTCCAAAGTGCGTATTCGGGCAGTAACGATGTTCTGTTTGTAAACCTTAATACCATCGCAGACTACAATTCAATGCTTAAGCATTTGTGGTATGATGGCTCAGGAAATCCGCATTTGGAAGAAGCAAACCGTGGTTATGACGCTTTGAGTGCCCGTATCTTGAGCCGGATTGTCCGGTATGCAGGCTAACTATGAACAAGCAAATCCTTGAAGCAATCCACTCGGCTCTTGCTCAAGAGTTGCTGCAAAAGATCCAGTCAGGGGATGCGACCCCCTCGGATCTCAATGTTGCACGGCAATTCTTACGAGATAACGGCATTGACTGTGCCCCTACGGCATCTGAACCAATGCTCAATCTGGCCAAGATCATGCCCTTTGATGAAGAAGAAGCCGCTTGAGTGAAGTCGAACGCAAACTAAAGGACTTCAGGAACTTCGTCTATCTGGCGTGGGACCACCTTGGGCTACCAGAGCCCACCCCTATCCAATTGGATATAGCCAAATACCTCCAAAAAGGTCCGCGTAGGCGTGTCATTCAGGCGTTCCGTGGGGTAGGCAAGTCTTGGCTCACTAGTGCCTATGTGGTCTACCGCCTGTTGATGAACCCCAAGTTGAATGTTCTGGTGGTCTCTGCGTCTAAGCAACGAGCAGATGACTTCAGTACCTTCACCTTGAGGTTGATCAACGAGATCCCGATCTGCCAACACCTGAAGCCTAGGGAGGACCAGAGAAACTCCAAGATCGCCTTCGATGTTGGTCCTGCTGCCGCTTCTCAGGCTCCTAGCGTGGTCTCCAAGGGGATCACCAGTCAGATTACGGGTAGCCGTGCAGACCTGATCATTGCGGACGATGTGGAGTCCCTGAACAACTCTGCAACCTTCCTGATGCGAGACAAGTTGCAGTCTGCTGTTGCTGAGTTTGAGGCCGTCTTGAAGCCCGGTGGAGAGGTAATCTACCTAGGGACACCCCAGACAGAGCAGTCGATCTACCATTCCTTCCATGAGAAGGGGTATGACACCAAGATCTGGCCTGCTAGGTTCCCGGATAGCCGCCTGAAGACCGCCTTTGGGGAGAAACTGGCTCCCATGCTCCATGAAGGCACAGAAGGCGACCCAACGGATCCTAGGCGGTTTAATGCCATTGACCTGATGGAGCGTGAAGCGTCCTATGGACGCACCGGGTTTGCCCTCCAGTTCATGCTGGACAGCACCCTGAGTGACGCTGACAGGTACCCACTCAAGTTGAGCGACCTGTTGGTCTTTGGGTTGAACCCTGAGAACGCCCCTGAAAAGCCGATCTGGGCTGCTAATGCCAACAACATCGTGAAGGATCTGCCTTGCGTGGGCTTCAACGGGGATCGTTACTACGGGCCTATGGACATCCTAGGCAAGTGGATTCCCTATGAGGGGTCCATTATGGCGATTGACCCTAGCGGTCGTGGCGATAACGAAACTGCCTACGCTGTGGTCAAGATGTTGAATGGCTTCCTGTATGTGACTGCTGCGGGTGGTCTACAAGGTGGCTACGAGCAGGCAACCATGGACAAACTGGTGTCCATTGCCAAGTCTCAGACCGTCAACAAGATCATTGTCGAGTCTAACTTTGGCGACGGTATGTTCTCGGAACTGTTGAAGCCGTATCTACGGAACAGTTACCCCTGCACAGTCGAGGAAGTCCGGCACAACACCCAGAAGGAACGCCGGATTGTGGACACCCTAGAGCCTGTAATGAACCAGCATCGACTGGTCATTGACATTGGGGTCATCCGAAACGATTACGAATCCACCAAGATGTATGCCACGGAGAAGTCTCTCCAGTATTCACTTATGTGGCAGATGTCCCGGATTACTAGGACCAAAAAAGCCTTGGCCTATGATGACCGCTTGGATGTCTTGGCAATGGCTGTAGGATTCTGGTCTGAGGTGATGGCACAGGATGCCAACCGAAAGATTGCTGCCCGTAAAGAAGACGAACTGGATCGTGAACTAGAACGGTTTATGGAACACGCAGTTGGGCGAAAGCCCAGAGGTGACACATGGATCTGAATGCGCCCGTGTCGGAGTGGTCTGTAGTCTTGACCCACAAAGCGTGTATTGCCCTGACCAAGTACGAGGATCATCTAAGGAGCGAAAGGTCTCTCAAGGCATCCACCAGCCTAGCCAAGGCCATGCGTGAGTTGCGTGAAGCCCTACCCAAAGAACTATTGGAGGCCGCTAATGGCAAGTCCGTGCAACGGTAAGAAGATCAACAAACCCTTCAGGACCCCCGGTGGACCAAAGAAGTCTGCTGTGTGTGTCAAGGATGGGGACAAGACTAAGATCGTCCGGTTCGGTGATCCGAACATGAAGATCAAGAAGCACATTCCGGGTCGCAGGGCTAATTTCCGGGCCCGTCATAACTGCGACAACCCCGGTCCCAAGACGAAGGCCCGATACTGGTCTTGTAGGGCTTGGTAATGGCTAAAGACGCTTGTTATCGTAAGGTTATGCGCTCCTATGGCAAGTGGTCCGCAAGGGCTGCTCAGGCCGTAGCCAAGTGTCGAAAGGCCAAGGGTGATGTCCGTAAGGGCGAAGCCGGGGCTAACCTGAAGCGTTGGCAGGACGAGAAGTGGGTCGATACCCGTACTGGCAAGGCTTGTGGAGCCGGGGGTAAGAACGAGTACTGCCGCCCTAGCCGCAAGATCAGCAAGAAGACCCCCAAGACTGTGGGCGAAATGTCCAAGTCTGAACTGGCCGCTAAGAAGCGTGAAAAGATGAAGATCGGGATGCGTGGTGCATCTGGTCCTAAAGTTTCTCCTGCAAAGAGGTAATCATGTCCCTGTTGAACAAGTTTATTGCTCCTGAACTCAAGATCAAGGTAGCCAAAAGCGAATCCAAGAGTAAGGGCAAGAGTAAGGGCAAGAGCAAACCCGGTACGGCTGGCAAACAAGGTATTGTTGCTGCCGGAAAGAGCGGTATGACCCTCGGTAACTTTGGTTCCTTGAAGACTCAGGTCTCTGGAGCCCAAGGAGCGCAGGGTGGTGGCGGAGGTAAGCCGTAATGCCCAAGAAAGTTGTCGAAGCCTTAGTAAAGAAAGGTATGTCCAAGGCCAAGGCTTATGCTGTTGCCTATGGGCAAGTCAAGAACCGTCTTAAGGTCAACAAAAAGGCCAAGTAATGCCTGATCGTGACTACAAGAAAGAATATCAGAAGTACCACGGTACCTCTGAATATAAGAAAGACCGGGCCCATCGAAACAAAGTCCGTAGGCAGTTGACCCGCGAAGGCAAGGTCCATAAGGGTGACGGCAAGGACATTGACCACAAGAACGGTAATCCTCGGGATAACCGTAGGACGAATCTAAGGATCGTCCCCAAGTCAGTCAATAGAGCCAAGCACTAACCCTAGGAGTATCTCATGGATATCAAGTGGTCCCCTTATGTAGTACCTGTGGATCATAAGGAGATGCCCAAGGATGAATTTGGGGAGTTCTTCTTCTATCCTACTCCTAGAATAACCCTGTCTAAGGATCTTAGGGGTATACCCTATTACTCTTCTCTAGTACATGAACTACTGGAGATGATCAATGCTGTCTATGAACTAGGGTTATCAGAGACTAAGATCAGGGTGTTGGAAACCAGTCTGATGCAGTTGATGTGTCAGAACCCTGAGTTGGTAACCCGGCTGGGAATGGCTTTACAAGGCCCGGGGTCTCAAGACCGACCGAAGGTACCCCTGAAGGCTTCGGAGCCGTCTAATGACATCCTAGGGGCTTTAAACGAGTGCTGGTCGGTGACTGAGGTCGGCTCACAGGTGATGGTGGAGCGGAAGTGCTAGAGATGTGAAGAAGTGTGGTACTTTGGGGCCATAAGGTGACAAAGTGACACATGGAAGGTTTTGGGGAAAAAATCTGAAAGGCTTTAATTAATTTTCAGTCAGCCATTTTACCCCCGTGAGGGGTTCTGAATGTGCGCGCAAACGCTCGCTGTCCCGTTCAAACGCGAGCCTTCGGCTTGACTAGATCAGAACCATGCGGGACGTTTGAACGAATCGAATGGGCGCGCGAGAGTTGAGCGGATGGGGCCGTGGTTCTCCCTCCCCGTTTCATTGTCCCGGAGTCTAAGTCTTAGACTGGGGAACCTTGGCACGGGCAGGGGTTGACATTGACCGCGCCATGGTCTAGACTCCGTGCATGGCCTTGGGGAACGCCCGGACTCTCCGGACTCTCAAGGCCCAGTCTCGAATTGAAAGGTAATGCAATGAAGAACGCAACGAAGAACGCTCCCAAGTCCGACGCCCTGCGCCCCGAAGTCATCGCATCAATCGGATCCATGCCGACCTACACTCCGCCCAAGGTTTCGGCCAAGGTCGCGCTAACGGGCCCGGCTCTCGCGGCCCACTTGGCATTTCACAAGGCCGCATGGAACGCTGGTGGGGCCATGCGATCACTGATCGCGTCCGCTCTCGCGGCCATCGCTGCAGGCGTGCCCAAGGCGTTCAAGCAAGAACCCGAAGCCTACGCGGCACGGACCATGATGGCCGCCGGAATGGCCAAGCCTACGGCCTACGCTAGTGTCGCTGCGATGCGGTGCTACCTTGCCGACGCCACTACTGCGGCAACGCTTCCGGTCGAGGGGCTCATGCTCATCGGGGCCAAGGCCAAGCGTGAGGCTAACCCGGCCAAGGCAGCGAAGGCCATGATGGCGACCGCGCGGCGCAACGGTGGCGGGACCAAGGCGTGTAAGGACGCGGCCAAGGGAGACCAAGGTACTGGGGCCAAGGCTCCCGACTACGGGCTCCCATCGGAGCGCGAACGCTTGGCCGGAATCGTCGCGGCGTCGCTCATGGGTTACGTCGGCGGAGACGTCGAAGTCGCGAAGGCAGTCGCTGCATTGATTCCGAAGGCCATCGACGGACTCGCTGAGGCCAAGGCCAAGGCCGACGAAGCCAAGGCCAAGGCGGACGGAGTCGAAGAACGCAAGGCGGCCATCCGCGCGGCCAAGGCGGGCGCAGTCTAAGTCTTAGACTAGCCCTCACTCGACCCTCGGTCACCTTCGGGTGGCCGGGGGTTTTTTTATTGCCATCGCGGGGCGTTCTCTATCATCAGGCCGAGACCAGCCCCTGACGGTAG